AGCCCGAAAAAAAATAGACCGGGGAAGTTTCACCTATCTAGTGGCCTCACTAGCGGTGGAGCTAAAGATAAGCCCCAATGAAGTCTTGGATCTTGATGAAAGAATGTTTAAAGCCGTGCTTCAGGTACTAAATGACAGAGCGAAGGAGAAGGCCCGTGCCACTAAACATCACCGGCGTTGAGCCCACTTTAAAGGCAATGCGCAAATTCGATAAAGACCTGACCAAGCAAATGAACATTGAAATTAAAGCTGCAATGATAACAATTCGTGATAAAGCCCGTGGTGATGTGCCGCAAGGATTTCCAACTTATTTGTCCGGGTGGGAAAAACGCGGCAAAATACAAAGCCAACCCGTATTTAACACAAGCGGGCGCGTGCGCAAATTTCCTCTTTTCGATACGGCTGAGGTTAAAGCTGGCATTGTTTATCGACAAGGCAAAAGCATTCAAAACCCTCAGGGATACCGGGCCCAGTATTATGTGCGCAATAATTCAGCAGCCGGTGCAATTTACGAAACCGCAGGTCGTAAATTTCCAACTGGACAACCTTGGGTCGGTCGAAACGGCCCTGGCAAAGATGTCAGTCGTTCAAATAATCCTGATGCCGGTAAATTATTTATTGGAGCTATGGGTTCACTTTACGGCAAAGGCTTTGAACGTGGCCGTTTAATATTCAAAGCATGGGAGCAGGATCAAGGCAAAGCAACCTTAGCCGTGACAACTGCCATTGATAAAGCGGTCAAGATATTTAATGCTTCAGGCGGCGCGGGTACTCAATCCGGATATAAGTTGGCTTCCTGATGCCAAATTTATTAGTCAGCGCAACGACCCGGTATGACCCAAAAGGGTTAAACAAAGCTAAGAAGCATATTTCAGGGTTTGATAAAACAATTAAAGATTTGGGCAAAACATTTGCCGGAGTATTTTCAGCTCAAAAAATCCTTGCTTTTGGTAAAGCTTCAATTCAGGCATTTGTGGCCGATGATAAAGCTGCCAAGGTTTTATCGCGCACGCTAAGCAATTTGGGCTTGGCATTTGCTAATCCATCAGTCAAAACTTTTATAGGCGATTTAGAAAAGCAATACGGCGTGCTGGATGATTTTTTGAGGCCCGCGTATCAAAAACTTATTACAACCACTGGAGATTTAGGCAAGTCTCAGGATTTGTTAAAAACTGCCCTTGATTTAAGTGCACAAAGTGGGGAAAGTCTTGTTTCAGTCACCAGTGATATTGCGCGGGCTTACGCGGGCAACACTAAGGGGCTGCAAAAATACGGCTTAGGCTTAACCAAGGCTCAATTGACTGCAATGTCATTTGAGGACATATTAAAGAAAATTACAGAAATTAGCTCAGGTCAGGCAGCCGTGGCCGCCAATACTTACGCGGGAAAACTAAACAAGCTTGATGTTGCTGCACAAAATGCTTCAGAAACTATTGGCGGTGCTTTAGTTGATGCATTTGTCACCATAGCCGGAGATGGCAACATAGACAAGGCAATTGACAAGATTGATTTGCTTGCTCAATCCTTGGCAACATTAATTTCACCTTCACGCATGAAAAACATTTTCGCTGGTGTTGATTTGAAATATGGTTTGATTCCAGTGAACAAGCCCGGCCCTAAGTATGGCCCGGCCCAACAAAGCCCAGGTGAACGCAATGCCGCCGTTGCATACAATAAAAAATTAGCACAACAGAAAAAAGAAGAATTGGCAACCCTAGCAGCCAAGAACAAAGCCACGCGAGAAGAAGCTCAAATGAAGAAGGATCAGGCTGCTCTTGATGCCCTTAAAGCTAAGTTTGACTTGGAACGAATTGGGCTAAATGTCGCATTGAATCAGGCCACCGATGAGGAAACAAAGGCACGCATTCGTGCTCAAATTGCTATTCTTGATGAAACTGGCAAAACCGCGCAAGCTGCAAATGATGCCTTGGTAAAGGCTCAGGCCGATAAGTTGAAGCAAGAAATAGAGGCAAGCACGGCGTTAAATAATCTTGCTAAATCTGCGGCAGGTGCGGCAGGTTCGCTGACCAATCTTTCAACTTACTTTGCTACTTTTAACGGTTCGGCAGCATCAGCCGTCAATTCCTTAACTTCAAGCGGAAAAGCTGCACTTGGTGGATTTGTGCCATTTGTAGGAGCAACCATTGCATCTTTGGGCATTACTGGAGACGGTACAAATATTACGCCAACAATTCCATCAACCTCAGGTTTGGGACTTAATGGCACTGGCAATCAATTGCCCATTGGAGTCACAATTAATGTTAACACGGGCCCATCAATGGCTGATGAAAATACCATAGTTGATGCCGTACAAGATGCTCTTAATGAGATTGCCCGCCGTGGATATTTGACCACTTACGCAGGGGCTTTGCCGGCATGACAATTCCAACAATTAACGCATTTATAAATTTCAGCACTGGCCCAAGCTTTGCCCAAGCCATGATTTTAGATCAAGGCATTTTGGACACAAATGTGTTGGCTGATGCAGCCGCCGTTATCGTGGACATCTCCAATGTTGTTGATTCAATAAACACCAAGCGTGGGCGAAATGCCCAGGCTGACCAATTTCAGACTGGCACGCTTTCATTGCGCATTGTTGACCAAAATGGTGATTTTAACCCAATGAATGTAAGTGGGCCTTATTACGGGCTACTTACTCCAATGCGTAAGGTACAAATCACTGCCACTTACGGAGCCGTGACTTATCCCGTTTTCAGTGGGTTCATCACCTCTTTTTCGACATCAACCCCACAATCCTCCGTGGGCGATGTTGTTTACACAACAATCCAAGCCGTTGATGCTCAACGATTAGCCCAAAATGCTCAGATTTCAACAGTGGCGGGAACGAGCGCGGGTCAATTAAGCGGTGCCCGAATCAATAATTTGTTGGATGCTATCTCATGGCCAGCAACCATGAGGGATATAGATGCCGGACTCACTACAGTTCAAGCAGATCCCGGCACGGCTCGCACTGCGCTTCAAGCTTGTCAGACAATTGAGACAACCGAATTTGGTGCTTTCTATGTTGATGCCTCCGGCAGTTTTATTTTTCAAGACCGTTCAGTTACTTCATCCAGCGTGGCAGCGACACCTGTTGTGTTCAACGATAACGGAACGGCTATTGATTATTTCAATGCTACTTGGGTGACAAATGACACCCTTGTTTACAATGAGGCCAACATTACTGCCACGGGCTTGGCCACTCAAACTGCCTCCGATGCAGCAAGTATTGCCAAATATTTCTTGCACTCTTACAACCAGCAAAATCTATTAATGCAGGATACTGCTACCGCCCTCAACTATGCTCAGGCTTATGTAGCTTCCAGGGCTGAAACAAGCGTGAGATGCGATGAAATCCAGTTAGATTTATACACGGCCAATTATGATGCCGGCATTATTGCAGCCCTTGACCTTGATTACTTTGACCCGGTTACAATCACAACCAATCAACCAGGCGGTACGACCCTAACAAAAACTCTTCAAGTCTTTGGCAAATCCATGGAAATCACGCCAAATTCTTGGCGCGTTAAAATGACAACACTTGAACCCATAATCGATGGTTTCATTCTAAATAGCACGCTTTATGGCATACTTGATACCAGTGTGCTGAGTTACTAAGGAGGAGAAATGTCAACAAAACAGACCTTCACGACAGGGCAGGTTTTAACGGCTGCACAGATGACAACTTTACAAGCTGCTGCCTTTCAAGAATCAACCTACACCGCTAAGACTGCTGCATATACTTTTGCATCAGGCGATGAAGGCAACATATTTTCAATGAATAATGCTGCTACTCAGCAGTTTAACATTCCAACAGATGCCACTTTTAACTTTGCAGTAGGGACAGAAATCAATGTTTTTTGGATTACTGGAGCAGGTCAACCAACTATAGGGGCGGTTACTCCAGGCACAACAACAGTCATTTCAACAGGTGCAACAAGTGCGACACCTAAATTGCGTGTTGCTAACTCTGGTGCAACTTGTAAAAAACTAGCTGCCAACTCTTGGATAGTCTTTGGAGATATTGCATAATGACACCAATGCTTGGAATTATGGCAAGCGGCGGTTATCCACGAACAATTACCGTTGATTATTTAGTCGTCGCTGGTGCTGGTGGCGGTGGTGGCACAGGTACATCAAATAGAGGTGCTGGTGGCGGTGGTGCAGGTGGACTTCGTTCGACTGTAACTGCAACAGGCGGTACAGGTTCTTTGGAAACTGCGTTAGTTTTATCCTTGAATACAAACTATTCTGTCACAGTTGGTTCAGGTGGTGCAGGTGGTGCAGGTGTGTCGCAAACTGGCACACAAGGCAATAATTCAATTTTTTCAACTATCACTTCAACAGGTGGTGGTTATGGTTCTGCAAATGACAGTAATGCAGGTAACGGTGGATCAGGCGGCGGTGCCGCAGCACTAAGTAGAACTCCTGGAACTGGTCAAAGTAATCAAGGTTTTGCAGGTGGTACAGGTTTAGATGGAACAACCACTTTTTCTGCTGGTGGCGGTGGTGGTGCTGGAGCCGTAGGTGCAGATGGAACGACAGTAACTAAAGGCGATGGTGGTGTGGGTCGGGCAATTTCTATTACTGGATCTTCTGAAAATTATGGCGGTGGTGGTGGAGGCGGAGTTTATAATACAAATACGGCAGCACTTGGCGGTACTGGCGGTGGCGGTGGATCAGGATCGTCAGGAACAGCCAACAAAGGCGGTGGTGGTGGCGGTGGATCAGGCACATCCACTTTGTCAAACGCTGGTGGTAACGGTGGATCAGGTGTTGTAATTTTGCGTTATGTAGATACTAAAACCATTACAATTGGCGCAGGACTAACTGGCACTGAGTCGGCTGCAAGTGGTGGATATAAGCGTGCCACTATTACTGCTGGCACTGGAAATGTGAGCTGGGCATAATGGCACATTACGCATTCCTAAATGAAAACAACATTGTTACAGAAGTTATTGTGGGCATTGACGAAACAGAAACTATTGAAGGATTAGATCCTGAAACTTGGTATGGCAATTTTAGAAACCAACCTTGCAAACGCACTAGCTACAATGGAAACATAAGATTTAATTATGCAGGTGTTGGTCATAGCTACGATGCGGCAAGAGATGCTTTTATTGCACCAGAGCCTGAAAATAGTTTAGGTTTTGACGAGATTACTTGCCGTTGGATAGTGCCCGATGCAGAGCTCTAACGGCTGGCCAGCATCTAAGGATCAGGCAGAGATAGGGATTAAGTCTTATCCAGTACCGGGCACGGAAATCAAGCTGCGTTGTGCGGAAGCGGTTGCACCTTTGCTTATTGGCTTAGCTGCTGAATTCCATGAGTTGATTGAACCGCTTGATGTGGGTTCACTAGATGATTGGGGATATTGTTACAGGCCAATCCGGGGGGAAACCACAAAACTTAGCAATCACTCATCAGGCACGGCTTTAGATCTAAACGCCTCCAAGCATCCCTTGGGGCAGACCAATACATTTGATCCATTAAAGGTTCCGATGATTCGGGCCCTTGCTCACAAATATGGATGCATTTGGGGCGGTGACTACAAACACCGGAAAGACGAAATGCATTTTGAAATTGCTATTAGTGCAGCCAAAGCGGAGGCATTAATTAAGAAAATACAAGGAGACAACAAATGAACTCACAACTCAAAGCGGCGGCCTTGTCGTATGTCAGAGCTTCACTAGCTTCAGTAGCGGCTTTATATCTATCCGGTATTACTGATCCAAAGGTTCTAGTCAATGCATTGGTAGCGGGTTTTATCGCCCCTATCTTGCGTGCGGTTGACCCAAAGGATTCAGCAATAACACTAGGCAAGAAGTAAGATGGAGGTCCAGGCATGGGTGGCCGTTATCGTAGGCGTGATGGCCATCCTGTCCGGGCTTTATGCGGCAGTCCGGTTCATTGTGCGTTCAATCATGGCCGAAATAGGGCCCAAGGCCAATGGATCAAGCCTAAAAGAGCAGGTCAACAGGCTTGAAGCACGCCTGGACCATATTTACACCATCCTCCTGGAGCGTTAGACACGCCGAACGGTGTTGATGTTGTGCATCTCGTCCATATCGTCTATATTTGGTTTATCGCAACACGGCGATATAGAC